AGTTGAAAACATTGAATAGAACAACCTTGAAGAGTGGTGGTATGGATAGAATAATGACAAACACCTATTCAGAAGAGGAAATGAATGCAGATGAAGAAGAGGGTAATGATGTAAAGATACTTAAAGAAATGGCAAAAACATTAATGCAGACTAAAGAAGAAGGGCATTATGCATTCGCTGTTTCTCTTGAAGGTATGAATAATAATGTACTTAGATCCTTTGCTTCTATCTTTGCTGATGAGGATGCTATGGCGAAAACCTTTACTGGTGAAAATACTGCTATTAAAGATAGTTTATTTAATTATATGGGTGACACTACTTCAAATGCAGGAACTTCTGATGCAAAGAATCAAGTTGCTAAGGGTAATGTATCAGCTACAGATACACAAAAAGCGGCTAGTAAAAAGAAAAATAAGAAGAAAAAATAAGGCTGAATAATGTATCAAGAATTTAACAAGGTTACTACAGTATCAAATTTAATAAAAAATCTTTTAATAAGCACTTATCTACCATTAATAAGAACAGTAAGAGACTATGATTACATTATAGCTGATAGATTATATGTTTATAAATGTGATATTATAAAGTGTACAAAATCCGGGTATATTGTAACAGGGTATCAAAATTTAAATTTTAATGGTGAACGTGCTAAATATAGGGTAATAACAGAATATTATTTTGGTGAAAGAAATGATAAACTGTGTACTAATTATATATCTAATACTGAAGGCTATGATTCAATTACTCATGAAAGACTTGGTAAATATTTAAGAAGCCTTAGAGATATGTATGATTTAAATCTTATGCCACTTTACAATTGCTTCAGTAATGATATATTTGAAGCACACCATATATATTCATCTGGTAACTGGCGTAGTGATGCAGTAGTTAAAACAGTAGAAGATTATAACACAAAAGTATATAAAGTACCTATTAGATTTAATACTGATTATACTATTTGTATGGAAAATGACAGTGTTACTACTTTCGCTCCAGCTTTTATAAAAAATAACAATCTAGTTAAGTTAAATAATAATAGATTTGGTAATAATGTTGATGTTACAAACAAGTATTCAAGATTATACAGAACAAATGTTATAACAAGTTTTGCTGGGTTAAAGTTTTTTAACCCAGTGAAGATAAGGTATAATAATATCCCAGTTACAAGAACTGTTACAGAATATCAATCTAGTTCTAAAAAACTTGATACTTTACATGACGATAAGTTTTATAAAATTTGGACAGATTCTTCTATTGAAAGAGCAGTTTACTACTTAAAAAATATTGGACATTATGAAGTAACAGATATAATACAAGATGAGTATGAACTTGACATAGAAAAATTTTACTTTAATGATAATGGTACTATGTCTCAATGTGATGAATCTATGCCTTATGATCCAGATAGAATATATTATATACATATAGATGATAGTGGTAATACTTATTTACCAACAGCACTTAAACCAGAAGATGTTGAAGATACTGATATAATTTTATACTCTGGTGTATCACCTATAACTGGTAGAAGTGATACAGTATTTGCATATGGTGGTGACTATTTAGTATATGTAGAAGATGAAAAGAAATTAATACAGAATATGAGACCATCTGATAATGTAACTCTTTCATTAGAAAATTATACATTATCTGTAGATGTAGAATTTTCGATAATTTATGACAATGCAAATTTTAAAACTGTTTGTCTTTGGGAACATTGTACTGATGATTATTCTTATGATTCAGATAGAACTTATTATGTAATAAATGAGGATTACTCATTTGAACCGTGGAGTTATAGAATAACTGAAACTGAATATAATGAGAATAGGGCATTATATTACATCTTTGATGGTGAAAATTATATTAACTGTGATGAGAATGATTTGCCATATAGCATAACTGCTACTTATTATAGAGAGTATCTAGAAGGCTATGTTACAGTTAAAGAATACTATTTTATTTTTCACCAGAATGAATTTTATATGTCAGATGGGTTTGGTGAAGATTCTCCAACAAAATATTTCAAAATTATAGATAATCAAGTAGAACATTGTGTTGAAGGTGAACAGTTTGATATAAATACAACTTATGCAGTAAAAGAAGATTTAGAAAACTTCACTTGGAAAGTAAGTGGAGAAGGTACACTTATAGATTCTACTGATGAATATATACATGAAGGTACTACATATTATGCTAAGTATGATTTATATGAACCTGTAACTTACGATTATGACATTACAGAAGAAAACTGTGCTATGTATGATTACATAGAAGATAATTTATATCTTCTAATTCAAGTACCTAAAGATTATGAACAGAATATAGTTGTTCTTGAAGGGGATTATACAAATACAAGTTCTAGAAAAATATTAGATGACCATGAACTTGATTTACTTCCAAGACCATTGATTGATTATTTATATACATCTAATCTTAAATTAATGGAATTAAATACAAAGAAAATTATACCATTCTCACCAGCATTAGTAGAATTCTTATTATGGAATGCAGTTAATAATCTTGATAGTATAAATAATAATATGGATAGATTAGCTAGTGCTGTAAGTGGAGTAATAAGTAACTATCAGTTCCAGTCAAGATATATAAACTATTGGTATCCAGATTTTAGAAGACTTGTTCATGAAATTGGTAACGAATTTAATAATAAAATTGTTCGTGATAATCTTGGATATGTAACTTCTAATTTAGAAGAGGTAATTAATAACACAAGAAGAGACTATACCATTATAGATGACTACTATGATGAATCAGAAGATATAGGAGAGGAGTATGAATAATGGGTAATGGCTATTCAGCACCACCATCACCAACTGAAAATTATGTAATACTTCATCATATTGGAAAAGTTTTTTTAATTCCAGTTGATCCAGATGCAATATCAGATAATATGGGAGTATCTTTCGCTGAAAGTTCCCCGCTTAGTAGAAGTGCGCCTATATACTCATATCAAAATTCTGGGCCAAGAACAGTTCAGGTATCATTTACTGTCCATAGAGATTTAATGAGAGAATGTAACCCAGATTTAAAGATAGAAGGTAAAGACCCTATAGACTATTTAGTAGAAAATTTAGATGCATTGGCGTTACCTGACTATAATGCTTCAAATAAAATTGTAAATCCACCATTAGTATCTTTAAAGATTAGAGATGAAGTTTATATTAAGGGTGTAGTAACTGGCACAATAGGTTTAACATACGGATTACCAATACTAAATTATGGTGGTGCATCAAAATATGCTATGGTAACTTTTTCATTTGGTGTAAGTGAAATAACTCCGTATAGTGCTAGTATATTACCATCTGTTGGCGGTAAATATAGAACTGGTTCACAGTCTAGCTCTGATGTGTCTGCTATTAGAAATGGTACATCTACAAGAACAGGGGGAGTATATTCAGTATAATGGAAGTTTTTAGCAAATTAGTAGATGAAACAACAAAAAAGAAGTCAGTACATACATTTGTAAAATCTTCTAACTATTATTCTAGATATAATGGTGTTAATTATTATTATAATGAGAATGATGAAAAATATGTATTGGCTACAAGACATTGGCTTAAACAATTTGATGATTATTCAAGAATAACTGTTTATGAAGTTAAAGAAAAAGATACTTACGATTCAATAGCTTTAGATTTTTATAATAACCCTACTTACTATTGGATTATTTGTGATTACAATAGAATTATTGATCCAATAACACCACCGAAGAAAGGTACTATTCTTAATATACCATCATTAAATGGTGGGTTAGAATTTGAAAGCTAATAATATGAGGCTTAATTTATGGCTTATACTTATAAGAAAAGAGTAAATACAAATTCAAAGCATAGTGCGGGATTTCCAGGTGGGAGCCCATTCTCTGTAGGCCCATCAGGTGGAAACTGTACTTGGTGGGCATGGGGTAGATACAAAGAAGTATATAAAAAAGCTACTGGTAAAAGTTTAGAGTGGATTTATGGTTATGGTAATGCCTGTATGTTTTACGACATTATGAGAAAGAAGGGTTGTAAAGCAGGGAAGACTCCAAAACCTGGTGCTATAATTTGTTGGGGATATCATGGGTCAGCTCACGGCAATCCAGGGCATGTAGCATTTGTTGAACAAGTATATAAGAATGGAGATATTGAAATATCTCAATCTGGTTATAGCTCTGGGCCTTTACCTAATAGAAGAATAACTAAAAAGAGTGGTTATAAATTTGGCTATAATAATGACCACTTCAATGGGTTTATATATAATAAAGTAGAGTTTACAAACCCAGATGGCACAACTGTTTCTGGTGGTGGGACAGCAGACCACCCAAGAAGTTGGTATACAAAAAAATACGGCAATGAAGCTAGAGTATATTTTGCTATCAGAGATTTAGGATATTCTCATAAGGGTACTTGTGCTATTATGGGAAATATTTCACAAGAATCAGGGTTTAGAACAACTGCTAAAAGTAGCGATGGATTTGGTTCTCAAGGTCTTTGTCAGTGGACTGGTGGAAGATTAACAAATCTTAAAAATTATGCTTCTAAACATAATTTAGATTGGAAGTCTGTAAAATGTCAATGTAAATTTTTGAATAAAGAATTAACTGATAGCTACAAAGACTTAAAATCAGTATTAAAAAAAGGTAGTAAGTCTGTATATCAAATGACTTATGACTTCTGTTTTACTTTTGAAAGACCAGCAAAATGGGCTGCAAATATGGAGAACAGAAGTAGCAAGGCAAAGCTTTACTATTCACGTTATAAAAAAGGTTATGGCAGTGCTGGTGAAGATGGGGAAGAAGCGACTGAGACAGTAGCTATTGATATGAAGCAAAGGTCTTCTGTACTCTATTCTTCAGATAACTATGAATATGTAAAAGAACAGCTTGAAGCAGAAGATAAGAAAGAAGATCCTATTTCTTCCGCATTAAAGAATTTTTTAAATAGTTCTAATTTTCAATCTGCGAAATCTTCTGCATTGCCTGAATCTTTATTACCATTAGGTACAGCAGTAAGTTCTGTAGTACAACGACCTAAACTTGTAAAAGCAAAATCAACTTTACAGATTTCAGATGCTCTTATTCAAGCACCGTTTGTTGAATTAGATTTAGGTAATTACACTATAGGTAGTTATAAAGGTAGTGATGATGAGTACCCAAACCATATTACAAGACTGGAAGTTGATAAAATAAATGGAGAACTAAATAGATATACTATTGGACTAATTCATCAGATAAGAGCAGGAGAAGATCCTAATGTTCTTGATAAAATGTTTTCAAGTGTTAGGTATAATAAAATTCATATAAAATATGGTGACTGTGAAAGTCAGTCAACATTTAAAGATGTTGAAGCTATTATAACTAATATAGTAGATAACAGAGATTATGCCGGCTCTAGAATAACTTATACCTTGTATGCAACATCTGCTTGTAATTATGTTACAGGTATAAAAATGAATTTTCCTGGAGTTACAGATAAGCCATCAAATATTATAAATAATTTATTATATAATAAAGGTGAAATATCAAATGCACTTGTAAGTGTATTTCCTGCCATGGCAAACAAAACTACTGTAAACTCTTCTGGGTGGATCCCTTCTAATGATACTGTTCTTCATGTTGATGCTCAGTCTAATATAACAGTACTGGAATATATTAAATACTTAACTGGATGTATGAGCAATGCTACAAATTCTATTAATGATGTATTGAGAAATTCAACTTATTATTTAACATATGAAGATAATGCATCAGGTTCTTATTTTAAGATTTCTGAAAGAGGGATGAATTCTAATAATGTTCAGAATGTATTTAATGTTACTGTAGGATTTCCAGACGGTAATGATGTATTAAATTTTAATATAGATAATGATACATCATGGCAACTTCTTTACAAAAATGGAAAAGTTTCATCAGAATTTTATTATGATGTAGATTCTAATGGTAATGTATTAGAAATGCCATCAAAAAGTTTATTTAATAAAACTCAAATATTAAGTGAAATTCAAAAAAATTGGTGGACTCAAATGGTTAATTTCCCTGTGTCTGCGAATCTTACATTAAGAGGTTTATTAAAGCCTGTAAACTTAATGGATTGTATAAACATAGATGTAGTTTTTTACGGACAGAAACATATAACAAGTGGTGTTTATGTAATAACAGGTCAAGTAGATACACTTGACGGTTCAGGGTTTAAGACAAATTTAAAATTAGTTAGAATTGGAGATAATTGATGGCTACTACTGCAAAGTCAACTACTGCAAAGTCAACTACTGCAAAATCAACTACTACAAAATCAACTACTGCAAAGTCAAATTCATTAGCAACTGGGCATTCAAGAAAAAAGGTAAGTGCTACTGCTAAAGGGGCACCTAAGTTGGTTAACGTAAGAAAATCTAAAAGTGCAGCTGATGTTAGAGCTGGTGCAGTTGCTTTAGCTTTAGATATTGCTGCTGATAATAGATTTCATTATGGGAAAAAGCCAAATTCTCAACATAATGGATGTTATTTTTGTGGTACTCAAAGAAGTAACAAAAATGGCGTAAAGATGAAAAAATATTCTTATTGTTGTAACCCATTTGTTCATGCTTGTTATGCTCATGGTGGAGGGGACCCATCGGCATTAAAAATATGCAGACATGGAAGTTCTTGGGACTATCATACAGGTACTGGATATGATAGATTAGCTAGAGAAGGTAAAAAATTTAAAAAAATACATAATCCATCATTAGGTAAACTTATACCAGGAGATGTTGGATGTAGTGGCATACACGTTAAAATGTATGTTGGTAAGTGGAATGGAAAACATCATGTATGTCACTCTTCCGGTGGTGATGATAATAAAATAGGTTCGAAGAAGTGGAATCATTCTATAAGAGTTCAGACAATAAGTAGTTGTGCTGGGTATAGATGGTATAGATACATAGGTCACGGTGGAAAGATGATGCATCGTCTTTCTTCTACTGGTGGCACATCTATAGGCAGTGTTAGTGATGGTTCTTATTCTGGTTCTGGTTCTGGTCAAGTATCAGATGATGGTTCTGGAATTATTTTAGATAAAGAAATATCACAGCTATACTCATCTGATAGATACGAATATGTAAACTTAAATTTTGATGAGCAAGAATCAGAGTCTACCACAAGATTTAAAGAGAGTGTTCAATCTGCCCTCAATGCTCAATTTACAGCAGTAGATAGAAGTACAGGAGCTGTTGGTGAAGCAGCATTAACAGGCTCAATTGAAAATTTACATTTTGATTTAGCAAGTACAAGATTTGAAAGTAATAAAGCACAAAGATTAAAGAGTGTAGAAGGTAGTAGTTTAACATCATACCCAAATTTTGTTGAGGCTCCTACCATAGTGCTAGATTTTAATGGGATTAAGATTGGTGGTGTTGGTAACTCAGGAGATGTTTTCCCAAATTATATTGAGTCATTATCTGTAAATAAAATAAACGGTAGAGTTAATAGATATACAATAAATTTATCTTATCAAATAAGACCTAATGAAGACCCTAATTTTATTGATAAGCTCATAGCTAGAGTTGGATATACAAAACCATTAAAAATACTTTATGGTGATAGTGTATACCCAGATAATTATTTTAAAGAAGAAGAAGCAATCATTACGGATGTTACACATAATGAAGATGTTTCTTCTGCAAGAATTTCCTATACTGTGAGTGCCATATCTTCAATAGGTGCTTCAATAAAATCAAATACCAATTTTAAGGCTTCTACAGATAAGCCATCAAATCAAGTATATAAATTACTATATAATTCAGGAGAAGTAAGTAATACATTATTAAACGCATTTCCTGGTATGAAAAATAAATCTACTGTAGCAAATTCTGGTTTAATACCTAATACAGATTCAGTTGTTAAGATACCAGGCATGGCTAACACAAGTCCAGTATCATATTTATCTACTTTAGTTAGTAGTATGAAAAATGCTTCTGGTGCAATTTCTTCTTATTTTTTAACTTATAATGATGATTCAAAATTTAATGGTTCTTATTTTAAGATAAGTGAAGTATCTAAAGTATCTTCATCGAGCGATTTATCAGCAAGTTCTGGCTCAGTATATTCAGTTGATGTTGGATTCCCATCAGATAATATGGTTATGGGATTCCAGTTATGTGATAATACTTATTGGAGTTTAGCTTATAAATTTGCTGGTAATATAAATGCTTATGAATATGATATTGACAATGTAGGAAATATAATATCTAATAAAATTAATTTAATTAATAAAAATAGTAAATTTGAACAGTATAGTTTGATAGATGAAAATTGGTGGAAACAAGTAACTGAATTTCCTATATCAGCAAAATTAACATTAAAGGGATTAGTTACACCAGCCATGCTTATGTCATATATAAATGTTAATGCATTATTTTATGGGCAAAGAGATATGGCAAGCGGGTTATATGTTGTTACAGAAGAAAATGATACTATATCAGGTTCTGGATATAGAACAGAACTTACGTTATTAAGAGTAGCAGAAGATTAATGGCAAGAAAAACTTTAGCAACACTATCGAGTGCAAAAACAGTAAAATTACCAAGTGGTAATGGTTATACTCCGCAATCACTTGTTCTTGTATCTAGTGATAGAAGATATGTTATTTGTAGTGGTGGCGGTGGTAACCATATAGTAAGAGCCTCTAGTAAGAGTTGCACAAAACTTCATAGTGTAATTCATACAGGTCATGCTAATGGTGGGTGCTACTGTAATAAGGATGGTAGAGTTTATACATCTACCTATTCAGGTAGTGCTACAAAGAGAATTGCTGTTTGGAAAAATTGGAAATATGTTAAAGGGATAGATTTACCTGTATATTGTACTGGCCTGGCTTACGATAGAATTACAAATAATTTTTATGTATCTGCTGGTGACCATGTTTATGTATTTTCTTATGAGCAATTAAATAAAAAAGGTAAGAAAAAATATGGTACTGTAAAGATGAAGCACGGTGTTGTCGGATTTTGGCAAGACTGTGGTGGGTACGGCGGTGTCATTATGAGATGTACCAGCCGTCAGAATAATAGTAGTACCAGTTATATAGATTGTTATAGAGCAGCTGATGGAAAATATTTAGGGTCATTAAAAACTACAGGTGAAATAGAGTCAGTAGCAGTAGATGATAGTTTACATTTTCATGTAGTACATGCTCAAAACCGTAGAATTGTCGAGACAAAGCAAACTTTTAAAAGTGTTGGACTTTATTCTGTAAGTGGTACAGCTACTACAGGGACGCATACTGCTACAACAGTAAAAGCTTCAGCAAAAGCCCAAGGGAATAAAATAGTAAAAGAAGCTAGAAAGCATAAGGGAGAGGGGTATAAACGATTTTGCTCATGGGCAGGAATAAATGATGACTGGTGTGCAATATTTGTTAGATGGGTCTTTAATAAGTGTGGCATGAGCAGTATTATGTCTAATAAAAATTATGTTCCTGCTGATTTCACTAAAGACATTATAGAAAAAGGTGGCAAGATAATTTGGAGTAGGGATTCAAGATTTAAGAATCCTAAAGGAGGAAGTAAAAAGAAATGTAGACCAGGTGATATTGCACTATATGGTGGTCATGTAAATATTGTATGTAAGTCAAGTTCAGATGGTTCAAGTCTTCTTACTATCGGTGGTAATCAGCATGGTAAAGCACCTAACGGAAATTGGTCAAATAATGAAGTAACAGAATATAAAAGAAGTGATATGCTTTGGGTTGTAAGACCAGCATATAAAGATGTTGCTTATGATGAAGAAGCTGGAGAAGAAGAGGCTGTACAAGGTACATTAGAGGTTCATCCAGAACAACTATATAGTTCAGCAAATTTTCATTATCTTGATATGACTTATAATCAAGAAGAAAACGAATCGGATAAACAAGCAAGATTAGCAGTAACTAATATGCTTGATTCAGCTAAAGGGTTCACTTCTGCACCTCGTGATAGTTCATCAAATATAGGAATACTTACCGGTACTATTAAAAGTGGTAGTGATAAACATCCAGTAACGAAAGTTGACGGTGAGGCTCATGGTTCAACTTTATCTACTGCATTATTCCCTGTAGAAGCTCCTTTTGCACAAATTACCATTGGTGGACAAACATTTGGTGCTGGGTGGATGGACGATGCTCCTAATTATATTAACAGTTTAAATGTAAAAAGAACAAACGCTTCTATGGCAGAATATACTATTAACCTTAGTCATCAAGTTTCTCCAGGAAGAAATCCAAATTACATAGATGAATTATTATCAGCAAATGGATATGAAAAAATTGGCATAAAATATGGAGATGCAAGGTCTGATGTAGTGTTTAACGATAGTACTGCTATGGTTACTGGAGTTAATACAAGTTTTGATTTTGTTAGTTGTAATATAAAGTATGATGTAGGTGCTATTAGTTCGTCATTTCTTAGTGCTACTAATAAGCGAAATAGAGCAGCTGTAACTGACAAGGGGTCTAATATAATAAATAATTTATTGAGAGAAGCAAATTCTTCTCTTGCAGAATTTTACCCAAAAATGTTGGACCAAAATTATGTTCATAGAAATAATTTAATTCCAACAACTGATAAAGCAATTAGTTTAACTGCTATGGAAAATGTAAATGATATAACTTATCTTAAAGAAGTTGTTGCTAACATGCAAAGTGCGGCTAATGCTAATTCAATATATTACTTAGAGCTTAGAGAAGAAGATTTTAAAATACATGAAGTATCTACAAACGGGTATTCAAGTACAGCCTTATTGTATGAAGTTGATATAAATTATCCAGATGATGCTCAAATATTTACCTTTACAGATAATACCGATTTTGCTTGGCCTCTTGCTTACGAATATAACGGGAGTATAACTAATTATTCGTATGATATAACTAGAAACGGGTCTTTAAATTCTACTCCTGGAAATTCAAATGAAATGTTCAATGACTACGGCACTATGAATATTTCACAAAATTGGTGGAAACAAGTAACTGAGTTCCCAACCACTGCTACATTAACTTGTAGAGGTTTATTATCACCATTACTATTGATGACTTATATAAAAGTAAATAGTTATTACTATGGAAGTAAAAGATTGACAAGTGGAGTCTATATAGTAACTGGTCAAGAAGATGAGATAAGTGGAAATGGATATAGAACCACATTATCTCTTACAAAAGTATCTGGACCAGACCAACACTTAACATTAGATGCGAGAGTTAAAACTTAATGTCTTATGGAATTAGAAGAGGAATAGTAGAAGAAATAGTTTCTTCTACAGAATATAGAGTAAGAATTATAAACTATGATTCTGGTATAAGTGATCCTACAAAGACAGTTACTTCAGATTTAGCTATAGCTTCTGTCATGGTTCAACCAGGAACATCTGTGTCTTATAATGAGGGAGATAGAGTTTATTTAGCGTTTAATAAAGATGAGTTAAGTGACCCAGTAATTATAGGGTCTATGCTCACAGAAAGTTATTTAACAGAAGATAATCAAATATCTATACCTCAGGTTGATTCTGAAATTGAAAAAATAAAAGAATCAATTTCAGATTTAAATGTAGACCAATATTATACTCATGTTAAATATTCTAATGATGGTGGAATTACTTTTACTTCTTTATATGAATATACTGAGGTAGATAAAAAATTAATTGGTCAAAATTATTATATTGTAGCTGAGGATATTGAAATAAACTCTACTTCTGAATCAGTATATTGGTCAATTGTAGATAAAGATGGTATTGATGGTTCATATAAATTTACTATTGATACTAAAATCAAAGCTGGCAATATTCTTGAAGATGGTAGTTTTGAAGAAAAGGAATCAAAAAATTTTACTGATAAAATTTTTGAAATCCCATTTTCTATGAGAACATATGATTCTTTATTTCTTGATTTTACCATAACATATATTAATGAATATGAAGATTATCATTTTGTACTTACTACAGATAAGAATATTATAGGAAGTACACAAGGTGATTACATGGGTATTTGTATAACGGTAGATTCTGAACCTCCAGATGATCCATCATATTATTCTTGGACATCTTTTGAATCTACTATTAAATCATCTATACAGACCATGAAAGATGATATAGAAGAAAGAGTATTACAACTTGAGCATACAACTTATGGAAATGAAACAAATGAAATTTTTAAAATACCAGGCATAGTAGATGGTATTTTAGTATCAAGTGATAGAGTTGATGTTCATGGTGAAGATAATAAAGATGTTGTATTTAATACAAATAAATCTATGTTTATAGATAATGAAGAAAATAATTTTACTACACAATCCATAAAGCATACTATAAATAACTCTAATACTTCTTTTGTGGATACATTTAATTCTAATGGTCATTTAACTTTATATGTAAGAGAAAACGAATAATGGGTGCAAGTTTAAGTTTATCAATTTCAGAATCTAGTATAGATAAAGCAGATAATACTTCTAAAGTTAAAGCTACTCTATATGTAAAATCTACAAGCGGTTCTTGGAATGGTGATTCTAGATATGGCTATATAGAGATAGATGGAAGTAGACATACTTTTCATAGTTCTTTTAAATCTAATACTACTACAACTTTATCTTCCTACACTAAGACTGTAAAACATGATTCAGATGGTGGTGGAAAAATAACTATAAAGGGTTACTATCAAACAGGTGTTTCCGCAGGTAACATTTCTATTTCTAAAACACATACACTTGATAAGATTGATAGAACTTTTTCCGTTAAGTATAGTGCTAATGGTGGTACAGGTGCTCCAAGTAGTCAGACCAAGACTTATGGTAAAACACTTACTTTAAGAACAGGAAAACCAACTAGAAAAGGTTATAACTTTGTAAAATGGAATACGAAGTCTAACGGTACTGGAAAAGATTATAAACCAGGTGGTAGTTATACTTCTAATAGTGATGTTACTTTATATGCTATTTGGGAGGAAATATCTTACACTATAAATCTTTCCACTAATAACACATTTAAATTTCTAAAAGTTATATATGTTAGATATAATGATACTACTTCAACTTGGGGTGAAACTACTCCTATGGATGGGTGGTATTCAGATGGTTGGGTAACATCATCTGGTGATTTTTTGCCTAATGGGTCAAAAATTCAATCTACACCAGGGTACGCCGAAATATATCATAACACTACTGTTAATGCTCATGAGCTTCAATATACGTCTACTGTAACTTATAAGTATAATGGCAGTGAGATTGTTAGTGAAGACCTTGAAACAGAATTTCATTATAATGATTTAGTTAATCTGAAAGACCCAACAAAAATAACTAATCCTATATCTATATCTGAAGATAAGGAGTTTGAGGGGTGGGAAACTGATTCAGGAAAACTGTATAAAGCAGGAGAACCCATAAGCTGGGCTGGTGCAAAAAGTGGTGATGATTCTATCACACTGAATGTAAAATTAAAAGATAAAGATAAGGTAAATGTTTACTATAATTCTTTATCTATTATAAATGAAGATAATGTAGTTGAAACTCATATTGATTCAAATAGTATATTATATGGTGGTTCACATCAAGTTAAAGATTTAACTTCAGTTATAACTGATACTGTTGATGGGTTTGGATTTTCAGGCTGGTGGAAAATAGGTAGTAAACCTATATTTGATGAATGGCAAAGATATAATTTGCCTAATCAATATTTATTTTCAAATGATTTTGAGCCTACGTTTGATGATAATCACTACAATAGTAAGTATGGTATTGTAGATAAAGAATATACTATACAAAATATAACGTCAAATACAGAACTTTACCCTGTATACAAAGACTTTAGCCCAAGCGGTGTTAAATTAGTAAATAGTTATAGAGATTATATTGATGGAGATGAATATTCATCAAAAGATGCTAGAGAAGAATATTTTTCATATTTAATTGGAAATATAAGTTCTTTTGATATTTCGCTGATAAGTTCTCGTTATGTAGTTGCTTGGAAAATACAACTTCCGAGTGGTATCAGATTAAATACTTCAAATATCGAATGTAAAATTTATTCATCTCAACCAAACCAATCTGACCCAATTTATGATACTTTTACTGCTAATGAGATAGCTATAAATAATAATACTGAAAATAATATTAGTTATTGTTATATACTATTAACTAACAGTGGGGAGTATGATAGTAAACAATCTGTAGATCCAGCATACACTTATACATTTAAACTATATAATATTAAAGATAGTTTAAATAAGGATGTGGTACTAGATGACATTGTTTTAACTGCACCAAGTATAGTTAGAGATATAAACAGAAAGGGTAATGTAGTATCTTTCTTTGGAGGTGCTAAAGAAACTCCTGAAAAATCTCAATCTTCATCTGTACCTGAATTATGGGTAAATGGAAATTTAGTAGTAACTGGAGAAATATTTACAGAACCAGATGGGAATGAGAATAATAACTATGGTCTAAAGCAAGCTATAACCATTGTAGCAAGTGCTGTTAAGTATATAGAAGATAAAATGAATGAAAATGGGTGGAAACAAGGGTACACTGATGGCTTAGATGACATATCTAGTGGTAAATTTAAAAATAATAGTTAAAGGATAATGAATGTATTCAATAGCTTTTCCTAATATATTTAATGGGTCTACTATTAAGTTATATAAAGACGAAATTGCTGTTAAAAGTAATTTACGAAATCTTTTAGGTGCGAATAGAGGGGGATTGTTTGGTGATCCTCATTTCGGTACTGCACTTAAACAGATATTGTGGGACCAAGCTCATCCTGATGTAGCTAGAGAATTAATAAGAGATGAGGTTTATGAAGCAATTTTATCTTACATGCCACAAACAACTATAGATAGAGATGCTATAGGGGTAGAAATTGAAGATAATGTTGTAAAAGTAACTATAAGAGCGTTAAATGATTTGGGTATATACTCAAATCTTTTAGAAATAAGTTTACTTACAGATTCAGACAAAAGTTAAGGGAATTATAAATGGCACAAGATATAATTAACGAAAATCAAAAAATATCATACACTAATTTAGATTTTTCTGCCATATACACGGAAACACTTGATTTAATTAAACAACTTACATATAAGTGGGACCCATCAATTTCAGATGAGTCTGATCCTGGTGTAATTTTAGTAAAGTTGTCAGCTTTACTCGCAGATAAATTGAATTATAATATTGACAAAAATATACTTGAAACATTTCCATTATCTGTAACCCAAGATGGTAATGCAAGACAATTGTACGACCAGTTAGGCTATTATATGGATTGGTATATAAGTGGTCAGACAGACGTAGCTATTAATTGGGTTGGAGAAAATAATCCTAATTCATCTTTACAGACATATAGAATACCTAAATTTACTCCTATATGTGATACCGAACAATCGTCTAATAAACGATTTACTATAATTGGTGTAGAAGGTGCAGAAGATAATGTAGTTTCTGATATATTAATTACTAATGATGGAGCTACAGTTGTAGCACTTGTAATGGAAGGATTTCCTGTACAATACCAATTTGAGGGAGAAACAGTTATAACTTCTCAAATGGTAGATCCAATTTCTCATAGACTATATTTTACCACAAAATATATTTCACAAAACGGTGTATTTATTAAAAATACTAATCAGGATAACTATGCTGAATGGAAAAGAGTAAATAACTTATATGAAAATACATATAATGAATTAAGGTACATATTTGGCTATGACAGTCAAACAGATACTTGTTATTTAGAATTTCCTGACAATTATGCTGAACTAATTGGAAGTGGTATAGAAATTACTTATCTTATTATTGACCCTACTGGTGGTGAGGTTAAACCACAGGAGTTAACTCAATTCATGGCGCCAATTAGTACAACTGTAACTGTTGATGATGTTGAATCTGTTATACAATTAAATAATGATAATGTAAGAATTATTAACTACTTAGCATCCTCAGGTCATTCTGACATTGAAGGGATTAATGAGGCCTATGTTAATTATAAAAGAACAGTCGGCACATTTAAAACTCTTATAACTTTGAGAGATTTCTTAAATTATATAAGAAATGAAGATTTAAATGTATGTTCAAACGCTTTTGTATGTGATAGAACTAATGATGTTCAATCTGTATATAAGATTATGAATAAAGGTAAAGACTTAACTAATTTAATAGTTAAAGTAGAAAAATTAGTTAAGAATCAATCTTCTGATTCTGTGTTTAACTACACATTTACACTATCAAAAGATTCTAATGTGGTAAGTGATAAGACCTATTATTTACCATCTGAAGATGGTGAAACTTTAGAACCTGTAGAAAATCCATCTGGAAGTCCAGCAATTAAAAGATATTATGAATTAAGTTCAAGAGAATTGGATACAGATGATGCTTTAGAAGCTTTCACATTAAAATTTTATATGCTTAGAAAATCTATTTCAGTGAATAGCTTGGCTGCATATAATCAAACTTTTACCATGTTAGACCCTTATCCAGATTTTGATACATTGTTTGCAGATACTTCACATCTTGAACATACTTATGGAGAAATATTACCTGTAGGGAAAAATTATTTCAAAAAATCTACAGATGAGGAATGGTCTGATACAAAGTCATATTGGCTATATGATACAGATACTAATGAATATTCTCTTATAACTAAATTGGAAGATTATATTAGTGGTGGTGCTGCTCCTGTAGATATGGAAAAAGTTTATGATATTAAAATAGAAGCATTGATGCCTCATGTAATTTTCTTTAAGACACTCTATCCAGTAGAGATGAATATATCTACTTATAATATACTTGATGCTGATACACAAGAAATTATAAGAACTAATATAATTGATGCCTTATATAGTCAAACATCAAGTTCAGAAATGAATTTTGGAGATGAGGTTTCAGTAGACTATTTAGCAAATATTGTTAAAGAGAGTGACACAAGAATTAAGTCAGTAGCAATTTCTCCAATAAATTATTACTTGTATGCAACATATTTTGATGATGACCAAGAAGCTTATATTGAACTATATATAGATGATGATATGAGCATATTCTCTCCAGAGTCTTATCAAAGCAGTACAAGTATTGTTGCTTCACAGATTAAGAAAGATATTGTGGCAAAATCTATTCTTGCTGGTGTGACTCAACTAATTATACCAGATGATGAATTTGTATATCATTTACCACAAAAGCACTTATTGTATAGAAATGATATAGTTCGTATAGAGCCAGAAGCGAAAATAGATATTAGTACAGCTTCTACCAGCTATTCAGTAAGTAATAATGTGTCAACTATAAGGAAAACATATACATTAAAAGAAAACGAAAAATTAACTTTCTTTAAGCCTCATTTAATTGACACTGATACTTTTTTATCTGGTGTTCATTATGAATACTCTATCAATTCAATAATTGAAGCAAATCAGTCTTATAAATTAAAAGATAATGAATATTTCATTTTCTATTTAGGTAATAAAGAAGAGGCTGGAAATAACATAGAAAGCTATACTGCACATGCCTTTGGTCCAGAAACTATCATAACTTCATCATTTGCTATTCCTAGACAAGCTGATGTTTCAAGTTTATCTAATTTTGCTCGTTCTCAAATTATACCTCAATTTGAATTAGCTTCTGACCTAAGCAGGTTTACTGAAACTACTTCTAACAACACTTACATGACAGAAATTAGAAATAGCTCTTCCATAATAAATAATACTATTTCTGGTACAGATTCAATAAGAATTAATATAATTGATATTGCTGACATAGAAATATCAGATAAATTTAAATTCTTTTGGATGCTTAATAAACCTACATATTTTTCTAAAGACAATAATAGAAACTATGTACTTTTTGGTGAGTACAACAGTGAAGAAGATAGTAAGTACTATGATGATATAAATAGTTATACTTTAAAATCTGGTGAAATATTATTCTATACAGATGAAAAATTTACTGAAGGCAATACGATAGGTTCTGGATGTACTCTTATTAGAAATTGTGGAGTGGAATCTTCACAATATGGAGATCCATTAAAAAATACAATTTACTTTGCTGAAGTTAATCATTTATCTTCAATAGTACCAAATTCAAGTTTTTCTACGTTGACTGATTCCAATGATGTGATGAGACCTAGAGAACAGGGACTTTATGAGACACATGGAGCTACAGAATACACAGAAGAGGGTGAATTCAATCCATTTGAGCTTGGGTTATATGAAGCAATAGGTGATCCTACTGCGCCTGATTATTATATCCCATCAAAAGATACTGCAAATAATAATGGTAAACAGTACTATGAGGTAGAGTTTGTCAGAACTAATGATGTTACGGCCGTGTCTATTAAAGATTATTATGTTCTTGTTATGAGAAAAGAATCTGGATACTTTAGAAAATCTGATTATATAGATTCTGACGGCATTCCAAGAACAACTTATGTAGTAGATGAATTAGATAGTGGGTGTTTTGAGGAAGTAAATATAAAGGATTTTGATGATCCAAAAGTTATAAACCCAGTAGAAGAGGGGTGGTATAAAGAGATAACATATAATAATAAGCCTTTCTATGATACATACTCTTTAGCTGATGACATTGAGGAAACAACACAACCAAGATTTACTAATGCTAATACAATACTATCTAAAGGTACTGTAAATAGTAGAGGTAATGAGTATCTTGAAAATGACTCTACTGTATTCAATAGAAAAATTTTAGCTGATACAATCTATAAAAATATAGATATTTCCAATAAGAATACTTATGTGGATATGGATTTAGCATTAGATAACTTTAGTCCTGTAAATCAGAAACTTTTGGTACCAACTAAATATGCTACTTATTATGCAGACAGCGGTGGTAGGCCTAGTGATAATCCGGTAGAAGTTAATTATCTTACAAACCCATTCATGGACAGACTTTGGATTGAAGTTAAAGAAGGTGAAGAACTTAAAAAACACAAATGCTATAGCTTAGATACAGACGAGGATGCACCATATGTGCATTTTAGTCCTAAGATTGAGGAACTTAAAGCTTCTACAGATGCAGCGGTATTTAGTGAAATGGAATCAAAGTTTGATACTGATGTATCAAAAGTTGGTTGGTATTATAAGCCAAATGCTTTAGGGACAGTATATAAGGCTGGGATTACTCGATTCCCATACTTATCAGTAAATAGAGCTGAAGAATCTTCAGTATCACCATTAAATCATTTATATAGTTTATATACGGCTTCTATACCATATTATGAAATTAAGGAAGATTCAACTAAAGTTCTTGATTATATTCATAAAAATTGGCAAACAACAGTATCTTTCCAATCACCATATGAAAGTGTTATAACAGCATATAATGATGGATATACTTATTCTTACGATGATAGAGTTTATCTAACAGAAGAAGAAAATGGGGAAACTAAATATTATTATTATAAATGTTCTGTAACAACCAGTACACCAGGTGCTTTTAGAGAAAATGAGTGGACTGGAATAGATATTAGTTGGAGAACAGCTACATTTGCAGATACTAATAGACCAATTGGTGAACAAACTGCAAATAGATATATAGTTGTTGACGCAAACACAATAATTGATAAACAAATAAATTTAGGTGTTATTTATCCTAAGTTCATTACTTCTTTAGAAGAATCAATAAATCCAAGTTTTTATGTAGAAGCTAGATTTGCTAATGCACTAGATATTAATACAGGCACTTTGTATGAAAAAACCAGTGAAGTGGGAGAAAAATTAGATTCTGACTTTAAATTGGCATCATTATTCCCAAACAATAGCAATCGTATTAATGATTATGCTATAGTCCAATTATACTTTATGCCAAAATTATATAAGTTTAATGATTTTGTAAGGTACACTGATGTAAAATATTATAAATTGAAATCTCTTTACAGACAACATTGTGGTACTATAGATCCATGGTCTTGTGTAGTTAAAGACACTGATGATGTTTTAAAGAATTTAAATGATACAATAGGAAAAGATTATCAGTCATTACAGCCAGATACTTCTTTGACAATTGTTCAAAATGATTCATATGTAGATGATGAAACTACTGCAATTTTCTCTGAAGGTGATAAAGTAATTTTTGAAGTTGATGATACTTCAGAAGAAACTGTTACATGGCCTGTATTTAATAATAAAGAAATAAACTTAGATTTAGATAAATATAGAGTTTATTTTATTAAAAATGGAGATAGTACACTTAAAGAAATTAAATCACTTAATATTGATAACTATTCGTGGAAAAGTTACTCTTCATTGATGGTTAATACTTCTAGTAAGAGTGGGCAAAGATTAAGTGAAAATCATACCATTGATTTATACAACAGTGAAGATTCTATTGAGGAAGTTGAACATATCTCTGGAGAGATTGACAAAAATGTTTCAATTCAATTTAGGGATTCTGTCCCAAACCAAACTGGTTCATACATTGATGTAACTACTGCTGATTCTAAAACTAAAGAAGCTGTTCCAAATGCAGTATATGTTTTTGAACCATATAGTGAAGGTACTAACTATAAATATAATTCAGTAGACTATTCAACCTCTATATTGTTTAATACTAATGAAGTTGGAACTAATGAACATGGAAAAACTTTGTATGGACCTCAAATAGTTGAAATACCTTTTGGATTACCTGGTGGTGAATATTTACTAGGCGGGTTTATGAAAAGCGGTGTAAATTTAACGGTAACACACAATAATTATTTAACTGTTAATGGTGCAACATATAATCTTGACTCACCAGTAGTAAATGATGGAAATGCTTATGCATTTGATTCTAACTATAGAAATAAACTGCACTCATATATGGATGAAACTAGAGAAGTATTTACTGGGGATAGATATGATTATATTTATACTAATACTGGAGATGGTTCATATAGAAAGCTTATAGCACCATCACTTATTGCTGTTTCATCTTCTCCAGCTACTTTAAAATGGTATGAAAATAATAACGGAGAATTTGAGTTATCTACTAAAACTGAAATTGGTACTGAATTGCTAATTGAAGCACCTGCTGAAATTGGTATGAATCCTAAAGAACATGGGTGGTATGAGAAAATTGGTAACAATTATATATTAACTGATGATACAGTAGTATCTACTGAAGACGGTGAAATAACTAAGACATACTATATGGAACCAGAGTTATATGTAGATATATCAGAAGTTAATTCATCGTTGGAATTTGAAATTGACATAGATAATAAACCTGTTAATTATACTTTCGATGACATATTCAAACTGGAACCAAATTCTGCAATAGGTGATTTCAATGCAATAAAGAAGAAAGTACAACAGTTAGATTATGATGAGGAATATGCTTATACTTATGTACCAAGTGATAATGATAAAATAGCAAATCCATTGAATGCTAAATCATTTTATAATCCAAATCATATTTATAACAAATTTACAATACCTCAATTGGATTTTGAAAACTTAGATATAAAATTCACAACAATAAGGAACAATAGATAATGATTCGATATCAAGAAATGGTACCAGATTGGTACATAGAAAAATCTAGAGATTTTCAAGTTCTTTGTCGTATGTATGACTTTGTTTTGAACAGCGTAAAGTATAATACTGATTCAATGCAAACTTTAACTGATACAAGGAGAGTGAAAGATACAGTTCTTCCTCTCCTTGGGGATAAACTTGGAATTTATGATAGAGAAGCTTATTCAAATAGACAGCTATTGGAGGCATTGCCAATAGCTATTAAATATAAAGGGTCACTAAAAAGTATTAATATATTACTAAATGCATTTTTAGATTCTATGAATATATTTGAAAGTGTTTTAGCTTTGTATGCTAAAAATGAGGAAGAAGCTAAAGAAATAAATGATATGTTAAATAGAAATGACATTGTTCCATTTACTATTGTAATTGTATTTTCGACATTTCCAAGTTTAACAAATCTTCATGTACTAAACGAGTATATGAAAATGGTTATCCCTACTGGTATGTTCATAGAGTATGGGTTCGGTGTTAAAAAAACTTATTTAGATAAGTTTAAATATAAAGAGTATGTACTTTTATATTATACTGGAGATAGAACTTACACTTATGCACATATGTCGGCTCCTATGGTTGGAATGGTTAAAAATAAAGATGAAAAATATTCATCAGCATTTACTTATGCTGGAACAACAAATATAAGAACTAGAAAAGAATTTGTTGGTGATACTCCTGGATTCTATTTGCATACTTTAAAACATCAAGCAGTTCCAATACCACCAGATACTGATGTAAAATTATATCTTGTACTTATAGATAATAATACTGGTCAGCAATTGTCTAAAGACCCACTGCCATATGATGATTCTGGTATTTATTCTATTAGAATAGAAAATAAAAACGCCATAGCCTATATAGAATATTCATATAATAAAACAGACGAATTTATTGAAAGATTAAATGATGAAGGCTTTGATGTTAACGCAGTAAGTATTGGAACTATTGTAAGTAAAGACCAAGTAGATATGAATAAAATGAAATAACTATAGGAGGTAAAAATGAATAAAGATATAACTAGATATAGAGGGAAAGTTGATATTGCTTTTAAAAAGAATAACTATATTACAAAAAAAGTAACGCACAATACTGGTCTATCTGATATGGCTTTAATGTTTGCTAAAGTTGTTACTGGTAATATCAATTATTCTACTGACGTACCTAGACTACTTGATATTGGGTATATGGTTCCAAGTGCTACTGCTGACGAATATACACTTAGTAATGGCGTGTGGATGTCAATATTAAATACTCCAGCTAATATAGGTGGTAGACAATATAAATATGATGAGTCTCTGGAAAATTGGGTTGGAGTGTTAACTACAACAATATACTATTCAGATTTAAATGGTGGTTTATTGAATGAGGTTTTAGATAGAGCTAGTCAAGGTTATATTAATTTAAAGGTAAGACTTTGTTCCTATGAATATAAAGATAGAAAATACTTTGCGGAGATTGATATTACACCTGAAGAAATTCAAGAAATAAAAGATTCAACATCAGCTATTTTCTCTTGGTATACAGAACTACTATATGCAGAAGAGGACATGTCTGATAGTATGAAAACAGATATTACAGTTGTATCATAAGGAGAAATAAATGGCTTATTTAAATAGTGAAAACATAGGAAGTTACCCTTCTACTAAAAGGGCTTCTGTAAATAAATTGATTACAGAAAATACGGTGACAAGAGTAATTAATAGACTTATAGATAAAGACAGTTATGTAATTACAAATGGGTTAAATGATATAAATTTCTCCGCTGATATACCAATAGGTAAATGGGCAGAATGGGGTGCAGACTTTGAATTTGTTATTCATGGTTACTACTTCTGTGTAACTCCAGGCGAAGGTTATGGCGATGGGTTGAGTTATTTGTTGAGCCAAGTTAATCTTAGCCTTAATGATGACACAAGAGGTACAGAGCATACATTATATGCTAGAATTTTTATTGATAAAATTGACCAAGATTTCCCAGAACTTTATGGGCAAGAAGATGTAGATGATAAATATCAAGCAATTCAATTTTATTGGGATAACCTTACTCTGATATACCCAGATGGTGGTCAAGAATCACAGGATTATGATGTATATAATGTACCTTTAGTAAAGTATATGGCAGACGATACAGGGACTTCATTTGATTATTATATTCCATTAACTTCACTATTCAGATTTGGTTCACAAGCAATAGAAAATATTGATGGTGGTGAAATATTTTTATAAAAATTTGTTTACATTTACATACCAACATGTTATAATAGAGTATACATAAGTATACTCTATTTTATTTTGAAAGGAAATTAAAGTAATAAATAATGAAAAATATAATTACATGTCCACACTGTGGTGCTGAATATATGCCTGCAGAAATTTATATGCCAAATAATTTTTTTGGGCGACCAGATATGATATATAGAGATGATAATAATAAAATATTATCTTTTGATGGTTCTTCTCCTGATTTACTAGAAACTTACAGATGTGATTTTTGTGATAAAAAATTTAATGTGAAAGCAACTTTAAAATTTGATACAAGTTCTGATACAGAATACTTTAAGGATGATTATAAAATTAAACTTTCTAAACCTAGCTTATTTTTAGATGAGGAGTAATATGATATATCTTAAAGAGCAAGTACCATATAAATTACCAGGTGAAACATCTTTTATGATAACTTTTAAATTCGACCAAAGAATTGTTGATGTTATGCATCAAATACCAAATGCAATATATCATAAAAAGTTTAAAGCATGGGAAATACCATCTACCAGTTTATCTAGGGCTATTAGTCTTTTACAAAATTTAGATGCTGTAGATGTGACTTTATTAGAATCTAAAGAAGAGAATAATGATGAAATAGTTCTTAATAAAAATTATAAATCAACCCCATTTGATTATCAGCTTGATGGGATTAAATTTGGAATGAATCACGATAAGTGGCTTCTATTAGATAGTCCTGGTTTAGGTAAAACTTTACAGATGATTTATCTGGCACAAGAACTAAAGGAACGTGGTGATATTGAACATTGTTTAGTAATTTGTGGTGTTAACGCTCTTAAATTTAATTGGAAAAGTGAAATTCAAAAACATTCCAATCTTACTGCTAGAGTTCTTGGTGAGAGAATAAATAAGAGAGGAAAATTAAAAGTAGGTGGAATTAAAGACAGATTAGAAGATTTAAAGAATCCAATTGAAGAATTTTTTGTTATCACTAATGTAGAAACCCTTAGAGATAAAGATATAGTAAAAGAACTTACAAAAGGTAAAAATAAATTTGATATGATTGTTGCAGATGAAATGCATAAAATGAAAACTGTTTCAGCTCAACAATCAAAGGGATTCTTAAAACTTGATTCTAAATATAAAGTTGGTCTTACTGGTACACTTTTAACAAACAATCCATTAGATGCATATGTCCCTTTAAAGTGGATAGATGCTGACAATAGTACAATGACAAATTTTAAGTACTACTATTGTGTATTTGGTGGACCGTTTGGGAATGAGATAATTGGATATCAAAATACAGATGTTCTAAAGGATCAGTTGTCACACTGCTCTTTAAGACGTACCAAAGATTTGCTTGACTTGCCACCAAAAACAATTATACAAGAATATGTAGAAATGGAAGAAAATCAAAAAGATTTCTACTTAGATATTACTGAAGGGATTGCAGAACAGGCAAATAAAGTTGATTTAAATCCAGCCAATATTCTTTCTATGACAGTGAGATTAAGACAAGCTACTGTATCTCCATGGTTACTAACCGATAAAAATATTTCATCTGCAAAAATCGACAGGTCGATAGACTTAGCGTCAGAAATTATAAATAGTGGCGATAAAGTTATCATATTTTCAGTGTTTAAGGAACCATTATCAGTATTAAAAGATAGTTTAAAAGAATATAATCCAGTTCTAATTACTGGCGATATTCCAGATGATGAAGTAGAAAAAAATAAAGATAAATTTCAAAATGATAATAACTATAAAGTTATGTTAGCAACTACTCAAAAAGCTGGAACTGGGCTTACATTAACTGCCGCTTCATATGCTATTTTTCTTGACACGCCTTGGACAAATGCAGAATTTGAACAAGCACAAGATAGAATTCATAGAATTGGAGCTAAAAAGAGCGTTACCATATATGAACTGATTACTAAAGATACCATAGATGAGAGAGTGCATGAAATAGTAACGGATAAAAAAGCAATATCTGACTTTATCATTGATGATAAAGTAACAAAACATTCATTAGAAAGTCTTAAAAAGTTTATATTAGATTTGTGATAATAAGTGTTGACAAATCATACTTAATGATATATAATTGCATTGTAAGAGAGAGAGTGATAGAATTTTGAAAGGAGATAATCATGTTTATTGACGAAAGAGTTAAGCACAAAGTTTTCGGGTTTGGGTACATCACTGATATTAGTATGGATGATACTGATATCTTCAATTCTATCCTTACAGTGGAATTTGATTCTGGTGAAACAAAGAGAATTTCTATGGCTGCTATGGGCTCTAGACTTGGGCTAATGGAGTCTGAAGATATTGATACTATGGAATTTGTCAGAGGTATTGAATCTGAATCAGTTAATAAGAGAAAAGAAAAAGTAAGTAATGTTATTAGTGAGTGGAAATTGAACGATAAGAAAGAAAGTGAAATCATTAAGTATGACTATGATGAGTATGAGAAAGAAGTAACTATTGCAGATTGGGATAAGGCTTATAGTGTTGCTGGAGATTATAGGTTCCCAGGTGAATCAAGAGCTGTTATAGTTGATACTGGTATGGTGTTTATTAATGCATCTTCTGGTTGCAGATACTTTGGTGGAAGATGTAAAGATGCAGATAAGCTTTATAAGGTTTGTGAATCTAATGAAAAACATCTTGGTCACAAATGGAGATATGCTACTAAAGAGGAAATTAAAAAGGTTATGGAATTTGAGGTAACGGATGACACTAAATGATTTAAAAAAACAATTTGAAATTATAAATACAGAAGAGTTGGATAGATATTCAAATACAGAAATTGCTGGAAAATATTTATCCAGCTCTTCTATTATGGAGAGAAATAAATACATAAGTTATTTAATATGTCAAAGTTGGAATTTATTACAAAAAATTTATTATACAAATAATAATGGGGTTTTATCTGAAGAAGATTGCTACGATATTTTTATGCAAACACTCCACTATGTTTTAAATTCTCATGTGTGGACTAATAAAAAAAGTACATTATATGAGGATGATAAAGCATTTGATAAGGCTATGGCAATCACTATACAGAGCAGAAGAAAAAATTTTTTAAAGGCAAAATTTAGACAAAAAAGAATTATAAACAGCACAAATTACTCACTAGATAGTTTAGAAGAGAACTATACTGATGGTTATTTTACATCTAATGAGGATCATTATTTAATTGATGACATATATGAACAAATAAAAGATGAAATCTTATATTATATAAGATATGATTTGTATTTAACTGCTCTGATATTAGAAAGTATAATATATGGTGATATGTATGATGATGAAGGGAACTTCAATCATAGAAAATTAAAAAAACATTTAAAAAATTTATCACCAGAATTTAAAGAGTATTTCAAAAAGAAATACTCTATTTGTAATAAAAACTTTGATGATAAAACAGATTTTTCTAGCATGAGTTTTAATGAATTTGAAGATAAGATTAAAAAATCATTTACTACTTTGAAGTATAATGATAAAATACAAATGATACTGGATAAATATAGAAAATATAAAGATAAGTAAAGGAGAAAGATATGGCTAAATGCTTAAAGATAACAGATATTAATAATTGTGAATTTATGTTGTCTCTTTTACACGATTCTGATTTTGATGGGATGAATGATGGCTATGATGGTGAATATATGCCACTTATTAAACCTAAATCTAATAAAGAGCAACTAGAATTAAGTATTAAAGCAGCACAAAAAATATATTGGGAATTTCAAGAAGAATATATGAAAACTTACGGAGAAATGTACAATGGATAGTTTGAAAAGCAGATTGTTAGATGATAATAAACACTATATAGTTGATTTTGATTTTACTTGTGTACTTCCTACAGATGAAGCTGCTATGCTTAATTATATAATTGATTTATGTGATTTCAAATGTAGCATTGATGTTAAAATGACACCATCATTTATACAAAGAAAAAGACCTAAATGGACTACATATTTTATACGAAAAACAATAAAAAATTTAATTAATGCTGATATATTAATAGAAGTTAGTAATGATGGTAGAGGAAAAACTTACAGATTAAATGAAGAGTCTATTTGGGAAATGATAGATGAGCACGATAAATCTTTAGACACTATGATTACTGAAACACAACAATCTGATTATCGAAATTCAACAATCAGATTATCGAAATTCGACAATCAGATTATCGAAAATCAACAACAATCAAGAACTAATAATCAAGAACATACTAAAGAACATAATCAAGATATTAAAATATCAGAAACTAAAGTTTCTGATAAAAAATCAAGTGAAAAATATTCTAAAGAGATAGAAGAGATTATTGATTATTTTAATAAAGTTACTGGTCAGAAACTTAGAAGTAAATCTAAAGGTCATAGAAAATTGATTACTGCTAGACTTAATGAAGGATTTACAGTTGATGATTTTAAAGTTATAATAGATAAAAAGTATGCAGAATGGAAAGATGATGAAAAAATGAGTAAGTATGTTACACCAAGTACATTATTTAGAGAATCACATTTTGATACTTATTTGAATCAGCAAGTTAGAGTTAAAGTAAAATCAGCACAGGAAGAGGTAACATCTAAAAAGTGGGATGGTACTTTAGTTACTGATGAAGTTTTTTAGTGTAGGGAGTTATTTAATGACCAAAGAGAGTAATGAGTTTTTGACAGAATTATATTTAAAAAATAGCAGGATACCAAAAAGATATTTACAAAATATCTCTTTAGTTCCTGCTACAAATAATGATTTGACTAGTTTTAAACGGTTAAAAGCAGTTGAAACTAATATAGTAAGATTTGTAAAAATGCATCAAAATTTATTAATTGCTTCTAATGTAGTTGGAAATGGTAAGACTACATGGGCAACAAAGATTTTAAAGTCTTACATATATAATTATGCTTGTAAGTATGCTTTCCAAAATAATACACCAGTTTTATATATAAATATTCCAGAATTTCTAATGAAGAAGAAACTATCTATATCAGACGTTTCTATATCAGAAGAAATAAGAGATATAGAAAAGTGTATTTATACAGCAAAGATTGTTGTATTTGATGATATAGCTACAAAATTAGCTACAGATTATGATAGAGACTTACTGTATACTTACATCAACTATAGAACTGATAATTTACTTACATCTATATATACAACTAATATTTCATCAAATAGATTGAAAGAACAACTAGATGAACGAATTGCAGATAGAGTTATTGGGTATTCTGTATGTATAGAGTTTGACGGTCCAGGGAGAAGAGGAGTAAGATGATTCAACTTCAGTTTTTAAATTATTTACTTAGTACAAGAGATGGTTCTATTCTTCTTATTAATAACATTACAGAAGACTTCTTTTCTGACTATAAGGATGAGTTTAATTTTATCAAAGACCATCTTAATGAATATGGTTCAATACCAGACCAACTAACATTTTTAGATAAATTCCCTAATTTTGATATAGTTCAGGTCTATGAAACATCTGACTATCTAGTAGACAAACTATATGATGATAGAAATACAAGGAAACTTGCAGAAGTATTTAATGGCATCAGAAAGTTGTTACAAGAGGGAAAAGTTGATGAAGCTATGCAACTTCATGCTTCTTCTACAGAAGCCTTGGCCCAAGCAAAGCATATTGAAGCTGTTGATATTTTGAGAGATACTTCTAGATATGATGCTTACATAGAAAGATGTAATGATTTTGATAAATATTATGTTAAGACAGGATTTCCAGAATTAGATGAGATAATTGGAGGTTGGGATAGACAGGAAGAATTAGCAACTATTGTTGCAAGAAGTAATATGGGAAAATCTTGGCTACTTTTTAAGTCAGCAGTTGCAGCTGTAGAACAAGGTTTGAAAGTAGGTTTGTACTCAGGTGAAATGAGTGAAAGAAAAGTTGGATATAGAGTTGATACTTTAATTTCTCATATTTCTAATGTTGCTATAACTAAGGGTAATATTGAAGTTTCGAATGATTATAAAAGATATTTGGACGAATTGCCTAATAAATATAAGGGATTTTTAAAGGTATTAACTCCAACGATGATTGATGGTCCAGCAGGAGTTTTAGCTTTAAGAGCATTTATTGAAAAAGAAGATTTAGATATTTTATTTATTGACCAGCATTCATTGCTAGAAGATGATAGAAAAGCTAGAAGTCCTGTAGAAAAAGCTTCGAATATTTCTAAAGATTTGAAGAACTTACAAGTACTTAAAAAGATTCCAATTATAGCAGTATCACAGCAGAACAGAGCAAGTACAGAAGATGGTGTAGGATTGGAGCATATTGCACAAGCAGATAGAATTGGTCAAGATAGTACAATTGTAATATTTTTTGAACAAAAAGATGGTTTGGGTAAGATGCATCTTATAAAATCTAGAGATTCAGAAAATTTTAAGACAATAAATTACAGAGTTGATTTTAATAAAGGTATGTTTGTTTACGAACCAGAAAGTATACCAGAAGAGGAAACTGTTGCAAGTTTAGATAGTATGATAGATGATGCTACACTTGGTGAAGAGGATGTACCATGGAATTAGTAATTGATAATCACGTTATAGATTATGATGTAATAGAAATTCTAAAGGAAGTTAGAAAAATAACTTATGGTAGATATTTAAATCATATAAATGAGCGTGGTGATAATGCTGGTGTAACTTGTCCATTTCATAAGAATGGACAAGAATCACACCCATCTTGTTATGTATATTTGAGAAAAGATAACCCAGATATTCCATACGGGTTTTACAGATGTTTTACTTGTGGTTCTCAAGGTACTTTAGATTACTTAGTAGCTAAATGTTTTAACTGTCCGATTGAGGAAGCCAGAAATTGGTTGATAGATAATTTTTCAAGTTTACTTGTTGAACGTGATGGTATTGATTTACCTGAAATAATTATTAGTAATGGAGTAAAAAGAGAATACTTAAACGAATCAGATTTAGACAGATATGCATATATTCATCCATACATGATTCAAACAAGAAAAGTATCAGAAGATATTTTACTAAAGTTTAAAGTTGGATGGGATCCAGAATTAGATGCAATAACATTTCCAGTATGGGATGAACATGGTGGTTTGATAGGGGTTACTAGAAGAAACGTAAAAAATAAATATTTTAATATTCCACAAGGTATGGGAAAGCCAGTTTATTTGTTAAATTTTATTAAAGAAGAAAATATTAAAGAAGTTTACGTTGTAGAATCACAGATAGATGCACTTTATTTATGGAGTTTGGGAAAACCAGCAGTGGCACTGTTTGGGACAGGGTCAAAATCACAGTATGAGATATTAAGAAAATCTGGTATAAGGTATTATCATCTTGCGTTTGATGGTGATATGGCAGGCAGACACGGTGCTAAAAGATTTATAGATAATATGCCATATAACTGTTTTATAGATATAGTTAAAATACCTGATGGTAAAGATATAAACGATTTGTCCCCAGACGAAATAAAAAATTTAGAATTTGTTACTGAATAGTATTGACAATCTAAATTTAATGTTGTATAATTATCCAGAAAAAGATGTAAAGTAGTTTATAAATATATTTTTATATGATATATTAATAATATAAGCCAAAGTTATTCTAAATTATTAATTTTATTAAAAGGAGAAAAAGATATGGCACAGATTAGTTACAATGATGTTACTACTAATGACAATGAATACTCAGTTGGATTTTTTTCGTTGAAGCATGATGGTGATGAAGCTATTGTTAGAATTCTTTGTGATTCCATTCAGGATTTAGATATTCTTACAGTTCATCCAATTACTGTTGGGCAGAGTGCTTTTCCAAATAGAGAGGTTAGTTGTTTGAGGACTCCACATGAGCCTCTTGATAAATGCCCTCTTTGTGCAAGTGGTGAAAAAGTGAAACAGCGTGTTTATCTGAAGATGCTTCAGTATGATGAAACTGGCAAACCTAGTGCAGTAGTTTGGAATAGACCTGCTGGTCAGTATGTACCCAAGATTAAGAGTTATATTGATAATTATGGGCCACTTTCGCAGATTATGTGTAAGATTATTAGACATGGTTCTGGTCTTGATACTACATATGATATCATTCCAAATCTTAACCCACAGCAATATACCATTCAAAATTATCCTATTGATACTTCTGATTTTGAAGAATTTAAGGTTCTTGGAAGAATGGTGTATGATAAGGATGCTAGTGAGATTATGACTTTTATGCAGACTGGTAATTTCCCACAGAAGCAGAGTGATAATCAGACCAATAATAACTATGGTCAGCCTAGACCAATTCCTGGTGGGTATAATAATGCACCAACACAGACTAATCATATTGAACAGGCAATGATGGATACTTTTGCACCTACAGATAATTCAGTCCCTCCGATGCCAGGTGTACCATCTATGAATCAGTCTCCATTAGATAGTCATCCAAATGTTGACCCTTATGGTAACCCTATTAATCAGAATCCAATGCAGAATTCAGGAATGGGAGTACCTAAGAGATACTAATAACATTAGCTAATAGTATATATTGTAAAGTATAGCCAGAGATTAATTTCTCTGGCTATTTTTAAGAAATCTATTTACATTTATTTTTAATGTGATATAATATTTATATAAGATTAGTTAAATATGTTTAAGAGGAATTTAATATGAATCTATGGGGAGATGAGTTTGTAGTAGAGTCTACAAAAGATAAGTCAAAAAAATTATTAGATAAAGTAAATAACCCTAAAAAAGTAAAGAAAAATAAATCAAAGTTGTCACTTGATGAAACACTTTTAGAAATAAAAGATAACGTCAATAAAACATTAGGACGTTATGCTGATTCTACTATAGTTATTAAAAGTTATGAAGAGTATGATGACTATATCTCTAAGTGTGTAGATGTTGGTATTGTAGCATTAGATACAGAGACAAATAATAGTCTGGACCCATTAACTTGTAAATTGATGGGATTGTGTTTATATGCTCCTGGGCTACCAGCTGCATATGTTCCTGTAAATCATAGAAGTAGATTTACAGATGAAAGATTTGATTGGCAATTAACAGAATCACAAATAAAAGTTGGGGTAGATAGACTTAATAACATTAAGATATTAACTCATAATGGTAAGTTTGATTATCAGGTTATGAAGATGACTTGTAATGCTCCATTTAATATTTATTGGGATTCTCAGGTAGCTGCAAAAGTTTTGGATGAAAATGAACGAAGTGCCAGACTAAAAGACCAGTATGTTATGAAAATTGATTCAGAAGAGGAGAAGTACTCTATTGAACATCTTTTTCAAGGGCTTGAATACGCAATAGTTGATCCAGAAGTATTTGCTTTGTATGCCGCTACAGATTCCTATAAAACTTTTAAGTTATATGAGTATCAGATTAAGGAATTTACAAAGAGTGGGAATGAAGATATATATAAATTATATAAAGAAGTAGAAGTCCCAATTGTAACTGTTGCGGCAGAGATGGAGCTTACAGGAGTTTGTATAGATTTAGAATATGCAAAAAGACTTGGGTTAAAATATGATAGAAAATTAGAAGATATACAGAAAAAAATTGATGAAGAGTTACAGAATTTAAAACCTAAGATTGATATGTGGAGAGCAACTCCAGAAGCAAATTTTCATGAATCTAAAAAAGATGGTTCTGGATTAAAAAAATCAAAGTCAGAACAATTGACAGATCCTATAAATTTGCTTTCGCCTACTCAATTGTCTATTTTATTTTATGATGTTTTAAAGCATCCAGTTGTGGATAAAAAGAATCCAAGAGGCACAGGGGAAGATATACTAGCAAGAATGAATTTGCCGATATGTAAATTAATTCTTGAATTAAGAGGTATATCTAAACTTAAAAATACTTATGTAGATAAGATGCCTCAATGTATTTCAGAGTATGATGGTAGACTTCATGCAAGCTTTAATCAGTATGGTGCCAAGACAGGTAGATTTAGTTCTTCAGACCCTAACCTTCAGAATATCCCATCTCATGAGAATTCTATAAGAATGATGTTTGTAGCAAGCCCTGGATATGTTATGATAGGTGGTGATTATTCACAGCAGGAACCTAGATTGCTTGCACATTATTCTGGAGATGATAACATGATTCAAGCATATAAAGACGGAAAAGATTTATATGCTACAATTGCTTCAAAAGTTTATCATAATAATTATGAAGATAATTTGGAGTTCAATCCAATTACTAATCAGATACAACCTGACGGTAAGAAACGAAGGACTTCGGTCAAGAGTCTTCTTTTGGGTAAACTATAAGATTCTTGGCCATAATGATTATGCCCCCTCATATAGTGATATATGTTGAATAACGATGTGAACCACGATTACAAGTGGGTGTGCCTTTTGAATAAGGTGCTAACGAGAAAACCCGACCAAGTAAAGTTGAGGGCAACCTCGTGCCAAGATAGACACATATCTTATTCGGTATTATGTACGCTAAACTATTATATAAATATTTTTTAGTGAGGTGACGAATGAGATATTACCAATTATACTTAATTATAAATTTAATAAATAATAAAAAATATGTAGGTCAAACAATTCAAACCAAAGGTTATAAGACACGATTTAATGAACATTGTAAATGTGCTGAGAATTATGATAATCATATAAGTGCTTTACATAAAGCTATACATAAGTATGGTAAAGAAAATTTTCAAGTAAAATTATTGTTTCATAACATTTCTGAAGATAAAATAGATTTTTATGAAAGACTTTGGATTGACAAATTAAACACATATTATGGGAATCATCAAGGTTATAATATGACTTTTGGAGGTTCTGGAACAAAAGGTTATGTGTTTACAAAAGAAATTAGAAAAAAGCAATCTGAAGCATCTCAGAGATACTGGCAAAATTTGACTAATGAAGAATATTTAGCTGAGTGTAGGCGTAGAAGTTATTATTGGTCAGGCAGACCAAAATCATATTTACACAGAAAGCATTTAAGTGAATCAAGAATTAGTAAAGGCACAGCAAGAAAAGAAAAGAATGGTTTTTGGGGCCATACTCATTCTGAAGAATTTAAGAAATATATAGGTGAGAAAAATTCAAAAGCTGTTGGTATGTATGATATTACTACAGAACAGCTAATAAAAACATTTGACTCTACATATGAAGCAGTAAGATGGTTATTATCTGAAAATAAAACCAAGAATAAAGATGCTGCTTCAAGAATATCAAAAATTTGTAATGATAAAGGCAAAACTGCTTATGGGTATATTTGGAAGTTTCTATAAGGTGTATCGACTATCCGTGATGAGTGTAGCGGAGTAGGGTGGAGATGTTACCACTCCAAGTGCATCGCAACTGTATATTCAGTTGATGAAATAGTCAGTACATATAGTAATATATGATAATACGATAATGTATGGTATGGCTACTCCAGCTATTGCAGAACAGCTTGGGTGTTCCATAAAAGAAGCAGAAAGTATTAGAAATGGATTTTTTACAGAGTTTCCTAAGGTAGAAAAGTGGATTGATGAAACAAATAATTTTGCAAAGACTCATGGATATGTTTCAGATGTTTGGGGTAGAAGAAGAAGACTTCCAGATATTATGCTTGATAAGTATGAAATAAGATATAAAAATAAGATGCAAACATTTAATCCACTTATTGGTAGTTCTGGAATTAATAATTCTATTGACCCAAATATTATAAGAAATTATAGATTAAAATTAGAATCTTGTAGGTCATTCCGAGAAGTGAATGATATAAAAGAAAAAGCTAAAGCAGACAATTTATTGATTAAAGATAATTCTGGTATAGTATCAAGAACAGAAAGACAATGTGTAAATGCACGAATTCAAGGTGGTGCAGCTACTATGTCGAAGAGGGCAATGATTAATGTATATAATTCTGAAGAACTTAAAAGACTTGGATTTAGATTACTCATTGCTGTTCATGATGAACTAATTGGCGAATGTCCAGAAGAAAATAAAGAAGAGTGTAAAAGATTGTTATCTGAATTAATGATTGAATCAGCTAGACCAGAAGTTGAAGTTCCAATGAAGTGTGATACAGATGATTTTAAGTCTTGGTATCTTGATGTGTACTCTTCAGAAATAAGAAAAGAATATGATGGTTATTTAGAGACTAATGATGAAGATTCAGCATTTAATATTTTGAAGGCTAATCATGTAGAATCAACAGAGGGATTATTAAAAGAAATAGTTTACAACTGATTGAAGCTGTGTTATAATGTCAATATGATAAATTATGAATTAATTGAAAAACTTAATATTGAAGAATACATTAGTTCAGCAGATTCATTCTTATCTAATATGGGTTTTACAGAGCATAATCTGGCTCATCTGTCAAGAGTATCAGAGATGACGAAGGTTATCTTAAAATATTTAGATTTTGATGAACATTACTTAGAACTGGCTGAAATTGCTTGTTATATGCATGATATTGGAAATGTTATAAATAGACATAACCATGCTCATTCTGGTGCAATAATGACTCATAGTATTTTACTTGATAGAGGTTATGAATTATCTGATGTTCTGTCTATAATGGCAGCTATAGGAAATCATGATGAACATACAGGGGTACCTGTGAGTCCAATGTCAGCAGCTTTGATTATTGCTGATAAGTCAGATGTTAGAAGAAGTAGAGTAAGAAAATCTAATACCAATGAGTTTGATATTCATGATAGAGTTAATTATGCCGTTAGCTCATCAAAATTAGATGTCGATAATGGTACTATATTTTTAACGATAGATTTAGATAGAAAGTATTGTTCCATTGTAGATTATCTTGAAATATTTGGTAAGAGAATGCAATTGTGTAAAAAATCAGCAAAGTATTTAGGATTGAATTTTAGATTAATTATAAACAATATTAATTATTTAGATTAAGGGAGAAAACTAATTATGATTACATTAAAAACAGAAGATGTTAATTCGGTTTGTTCTAAAATTTTGTATGCAGTGGATAATAATGGGTCAGACGTTACAGAAATTCTTGAACTTGTTTTAAAGAATAATACTCTTTATATGCAGGTTACTAATAGAGAGTATTTTGTAAGAATTAAGCTTGCTACTGGTGATAATGAAGATTTTAATGCTACTGTAAATGCTGAACTGTTTTTG